GCCCCACGGTCGGCTATTGAGAATTGATGCCTGTCGCCATCTTCGCGCGAAATCGTTACCTGCGGGATCGCTTTTCCGCTGGCGGTCACTCCGCGCCCGGCCTTGATAAACAGCAATTTCCCGGCCTTAACCGACACCTCACCGCCGTTGAGTTCTGCAAGGCGTGTCAAAAATTTGGCGTCTGATTCCTGCGACTGGTCAATGTGAGGAATTTTGATTTTTGCCAGCTCCGGCAAAACGCTGGCGGTCAGTTTATTACGTGCCGCGATCGCCTCAATAATGGAGGCAATTGTGGTGTCATGCCATGACTCTTCCCGGCGTGAATTGAGCGTGCCGCGAAAATCTGCACTGCGTGCGCGGATGGTCACGGTGTCGGGCGCGCCCCTGTGCTCCACTTCGTCAACGGTAAAGCTCCCCTTACCCACGAGAGCAAAGCCTTTCCAGCCCAGATACAGGCTGAGAACCGCGCCGCGCAACGGAAGCTCGACCAGCCCGTCTGAATCATCCAGCTCTATATCAAGCTGGTCAGCCTCAAATCCGCGGTTGTCGGTCAGCGTCAGGTTAATGAGCCGGTCACTGATATTGCCGGTAATATCCTTACTGTTAATTGTCAGCATGAAAGCGGGCGTCAGCACACCACCCGCATTATTATTCAGTACATTTAGCATTAACCCATCCCCACCATACCGGGTAATTTCTTCGCCATATCACCCGCCTTGCCGATAAGGGTTTCGGCCTGCTTGCCAATATCCCCGTAAAGTGCAGCAAGTGAAGGGTCTACGCGGGTAAGCGTCAGAGTAAAATCAATTTTCCGCGCCGTTCCGTCAGAGAAAAAAACACTGCCGGTGTCGCTCACGTTGTTGATGACGTACATGCCATAAATCATGCCGGTGCCATCCAGCAGCGGCCACGCGCGCCCCTCCTCAGCCATCAGCCTGATGGTGGTCATCGTCATTCGCCCACCCGTCAGCTCGGGATAAAGCACCCCGGCAAGGGTGATCTTTTCCTCACCCACACCGAGGAACTGAAAGGCGTCACGTTTACCAACGCGACTATTTGACGGCCAGCGGTATTCTGCATCCCTCTGTAGGGTCTGATAGGGCAGCGTCTGGCGCATAAAAACAAACATACCTAATGCAAGCATCATGTCGGGCGTTTCTCCTTATTCGTCATGCATCATGCTGGAACGGCTACGGGCACGCTTGTCACGCTCATATTTTTCGAGCGCATCCTGCAACTGGCGGTCGAGGTTTGTCCCCGAGCCAGCGCCGCCCTGCACCGTGATGTGATAGTCATTTTTGCTCTGGTCAACATAAGACCGTCCCGCCGGTGCTGTCACCGGCTTGTAGCTCTGATACCCGCCGGTGACGCTGGCGGGTTGACCAGCGGCGGGCTGATACGCCTGCCACCCCGGAGCATTTCCCGCCGGAGCAGGGTAAGGCTGGTAGCCTCCATACGTACTGGACGCCGGGACATAACCACCAGACTGAGCCGCCGCGTTTGCTTTCGCTGCCGTCTTATCAAGCGTTCCCGATTCTTTGTTGATGACGCCGAGCTTTTCCAGCACCCAGTCAATCCCGCTACGCAGCTTGTTAAAGGCCGTGAGGGGAAGGGTCAGGGCATCGGCCAGCGCCTGACCGAATAACACACCGGCATCACGGCAACTGTTTAGCGTGTCCTGCGTCGACTTCACCGGGGCAATCAGGTTACTGAACCATTGCCATAACTCCTGGAGCTTTACGCCCAGCCAGTCAAACACCGGCTTAAGTGGTGCAAAAAGCTCTGCGACAGGTGCAAAGGCAGCTTTCAGACCTTCAACCACGCCACCGAAAAAGGCACTTATCGGCTCCCAGTATTTACGGATGAGCAGCGCACCAGCCACAACAGCCGCAACCACGGCCACAATCGGCCAGCTTATTGCACTGATGGCCGCAACTATCGCGCTACCCGCCATACTGAAACCGACACTGAGGAACCCCGCCCCGGCTATCAGCGCATTGATGCCCGTCATAACAGGCCAGACAACCAGACCCAGACCGCCCAGCACTGCGGCCAGCCCTGCAATTGCGCCGGTAATCATGACCAGATTTGAGGCAAGGGCAGGGTTTGCATTCACCCAGGCATTCAGTTTGCCGAGCCAGTTTGTCGCGGTTTGGGTTAGGGTACGCAGCTGCGCATCCATTTGGGTGAAGACCGAAAAACGCAGCCCCTCAAACTGACCGCTCAGACGGGCAACGTCACCGGATAAATTATCCCGCAGGGTTTTCCCCATATTGTCCGCTGCGCCGCTGACATCCCCGAACTGATTTTTAACCCCGGCAAGCGCACCGAGAAACGCGGGGATCTGGTCAATGGATAAATCTTCAATCGGCGTGCCAAACAGTGAAATAGCCGCGTTTGCCCGCTGTGCCGGGTCTTTGATGGCCAGCAATCCCTTTGCCGTTTTCTGCATGGCCATACGGGCTTTTTCACCGCCACTGGCGATGTCGCTGGACATTTTTTTAGCGTTTAACCCAATTTCCTCGTAGGCCGCAACGCTGTTTTTTGACATGTCAGAGCCGCGAATGCTGAATTCCTTAATCGCATCCCCGGTCTTGTCGAGGGCAAATTTACCCTGTTTCGACATGTCGACCAGCAGAGACATGGCCTCAGCCCCACTGAACCCGAGGTTTCGGAAGTGGGTCGAATATTCGTGAAGAATTTCCGGCATTTCACCGCGCATTTCGGCGGATACCCGCTGCATCCCGGAAACAATCAAATCCATTGCTTCATCACTGCTCGCCGCAAGCCCGTTTTTCATCATGATGGCGGCAATCTGAATACTCTCGGTCGTGTCCGTACCGAATGCGGTTTGCATATCCAGCGCCTTGCGGCTGATACGGTCTAACTCTGCCTCACCCACATTTCCCAGCGTTCCGAGGGTACTGCGCACAGCCGACACTGCCTCGGTGATTTTTTCGAGGTCATCACTCACGCCGGAAGCACTGATACGCTGGATCACTTCCGTGTACTGTGTTGATTTTGTGTTGTCCTCTCCCTGACGGGCGGCAATCAGTGCGCCGTTTTTCTGCGTCTGAATTTCCGGGGCAATTAACCGGCTACCGGCATACACCGCAGCCGTTCCCGCGCCGAGTGCTGCGGCGCTGACATTTCGCACGCTCGCCGCAGCGGCTTTGCCGCGCTCGTAACGCTGGCTTACCGCGTTGAGCCTTTCCTGTTGCTTACTGACGCGGGCTAATGCCGCGCGCTGGCGGTCAATGCTTGCGGTAGTTTCACTGATGCTGGCACGCAGAGTGCGCCCGGCATCGGCCAGATTCCGCGTATCAATACCTGACTGTTGCAGCTCGGTACGCTGACGGTGAACGGACTGGCGCAGGCTGTTGTATTTCTCCTGGAGTGCGGCCGCGCTGCGCCTGGCATTTTCAAACGCCCTGACCTGTGCCGCTGTCGGGTTTGCCGTGTTGCGCATCTGGAGTGCCAGCGCCGCCGTATCGTCTTTGGCCTTTTTCAGCGCCGTGCCGGTGACAGCCAGTTGCCCGCTGATGGCGCGAAAACCCTCAATACGCCTGGACTGTGCATTCAGTGCCTTGAGTTCATCCTGCGAGCCACGGATATCACCCGCCAGCGTTTTGCTGGCGGCCTGCACTGCTTTGAAAGGGCGCGTCGCCTGGTCTACAGCCTTGAGTAATACCTGTAACTTAACGTTGTCACTCATTCGTGTTTCCGCTTCGCTTGAGCGCTTTTTCGCGCCATGTGATGAGTTCGGTCAGGCTCAGGGGATAGAGTTCTGATGGCGGCCAGTGGAATATCACTGCGATATCCGCCATCAGGTCATCAACCGACAGGTTTTTGGGGAAATCTAGCGTGCCGAGTTCGGCGAGAAAAAACCAACCACCTGACCGGCCAGCGCCAGAATGTCCGGCAATTCCAGAGCCGCCACTTCCTGCTCGGTCAGCATCGGGGCAGTCATGCGCGGCAGAACCTTAATCAGTGCATCGACATCCGAACTGGCAACCGCAGCCAGACTCACCCCGCGCAGGGTTCCGGCACTGGGTTTAATCAGGGTGATTTGGTCAATCATCTGCTCACCGCGTTTGACCGGATTTTCCAGGGTAACTACGTTTTCTTTTTGCATGGTTTGTCTCGATTAAATGCTGTATCAAAAGACCCGGCCAGCAAGACTGACCGGATGGATATTACAGGCCGATATTGCGGCGGTGCTGCTCCAGACGGTCGACGCCGTTCACCTTCTCAATCATGTTGAGGGTGTCGATTTCAACCAGCTCCTTACCGTCCATCGTCAGCTTAAAGTAGGTACAGGACACGGCAATTTTCGACTCGGTGTCTTCGCCCTGTTTCCCTTCGCCGCTGTCGATTTCCTTCTGACGGCCACGCATGACCACCTCAACGGCCACCGTTGCGCCGGTGTCGTCACGCTGGTACGAACCAGCGAAGCGGATGGGAACAGCATCAATGCCGGTGGCGGCATAGAACGACCAGATCACATCGTCAGGGAAGCCACCCAGTGTCCACTCCATTGAGAGCGCATCGTCATCAAGACCGAGGTCAACAGGCGCAGCGCCATTCATCCCCGCGCCACGATAGCTTTCGAGTTTGCGGGTCAGCTTTGGCAGGGTGATCGCTTTCGCCACTCCCTGATAGCTGTAGCCATCAAGAAAGACGTTCATTAATTTCAGTTTGCGCGGCATTGCCATTTAGTCAGGCTCCTTAATTGCTGTTGACCGAGCTGATGAGGTTCGCCAGATATTTATCAGTAATGCGCTGGCGCAGGGTCAGGTTTTCGAGTGGCGGAACCGGCGTATAGTCATAGTCGATATACAACTTCCCGGCCTTGAGGGTTGCTTCATCGTTGGCCTCTTCATCAAACCAGCAGGTTGCATCCACGATATAGCCGTTGGTTTTCAGCTCGCGGAATTTGGCGTTAATGCCGTCAACGATGTCGCGGATAAGTGTTGCCGTGATGGGTTTATCCACCGCCCACATGTGCGCTTCCGCCATCGTGTCAGCGATAACCTGTGCGGTGCGGGTGTAGTTTTCAAACAGGAACAGCGGGTCATCCGAGCAGGTGCGGTTGCCCCAGAATCGGAAACCATCGCGGCGAATCAGCGTGGTTACACCCGCCTCGTTAAGCAGGTCAGCATCGGTGCCGGGTTCCTGCAAATCCCAGAACACGGATTTACTGATACCGGTGACGCCATTGACCCCGACATTGGACAGCGTTTTGTGCCAGCCCTGCTCCTGGTCGATTTTGGCACGCAGACCCAGAGCACGCGCGGTGGCATAGGCCGTTGCCGTATCGTTGGCGACCGTGTCCCATGCCAGAAAATCAGGCCAGATGACCATCAGCTCGCGCTGACTGAAATTGTCACGGTATTTGATGGCATCAGAGAGGGTCTTACAGCCCCACGCGCTGACGTAACCAAAGGCGCGCAATTTCTGGCAGACCGGTGCAAGAGCTGTTGCCACTTCGAGCGAGTCCAGCCCCGGCACACCGAGAATGCGTGGCTTAACGCCCGTGACGGCTTCGGCAGTAAGCAGGGCTTTGAGGCCGGTGTATTTGCCGTTTTCGTCAGTGGTGCCGATGATATTAGAGACCGTCTGCGCGAGTGCCGTCTCTTCATCTTCGTCGGTGCCTTCTTCAACGCGCACCACAACGGTGACGGGCTTTGACTGGTCAGCAATGGCCTGTAAGGCCGCAGAAAGCGTGCCTTTTTTCCCGGCTTTGGCGATAGCGCTTTGCACGCTGGTGATTAATACCGGTTCGTTGAGGGGGAACATCGTCGCATCAGCATCGCTGGCCGTGCAGACCATGCCGACAATGGCAGTTGAAACTGTGGAAATAACGCGCGTGCCGTCGTTGACTTCAACGACCTGCACGCCATGATGAAAATCGCTCATCCGTTTAACTCCGTGGGTTAAGGGGTGCAACTATTTTCAGTTGTGTCCTCATTCCACGCACTTCATTGCATCCCGCCTGTCGCCAGCACAACAAACAAAAAGCCCTCCGGGTGGAGGGCTTCATTTAAACAGGCAGTTCAGGCCATTCAATGTCGGGGGCTGTTTCTGTATCAACCCGGCTTAACAACACGCGGTATTTTTTCCAGGCAAGCAAAAGCTGTTTTTCTTCATCGGTATCCAGCCCCAAATCGAAAGCATCCTGCAAAGGGAGTATTCTGGCGTTAGCTTCCTTCATCAGCACTGTTTTCGTTTCTTCCGCCAGCGCAACTAACTCCTCGACAGTGGGTTCCGGTTGGGCGGTTAAAATCGGTTTGCCCGCCTCATTTGCGGCGATCACTTTTCCCGTGGATTGTCCCTCCAGCAGAGAAAAATATAATTCTTCACTGATTTCTACTGCATCAGCCGGGATGGATTCATTCACCTCGTCGCAATAGAAACCCAGTTCTGCTTTCGAAAAATAATAATTCATCGTTTTATCGTCCTAATAACCAACTGCAAACCAGCATAACTGGCGATCTGTTGCGGCAGTATTTGACAGGGAATATTGTGATGCCGATTTTATGTAACCTGTCATTGAGTTTTCTCCGGCCGTTCGCTCAATGTTGTTTGATACCGTCAGCGAGGCGCAACCGGTCGGAAACGAAACAGGGAAGCTGAATGTCCGCGTGGTTGCCCCGCTAACGCTCTCAATTCCCCACTGAAAAATCATTCCCGTATTAGAATCTTTAAACCATCCTCGCGAACCTTTGGATGCGGTGTTGGCCTTCTGGAAAGTGCTGTTAGCCAGCGTTTTGGTATAAAACCGGTTGTCGAAATTGGTAAAATCACCCGGCTTAATCTGGCCTTTCGCTTCCACATGTCCGCCACGGGTATCGACAAAGACGGAGACACCTTCACTCCCGGTGAGGGTGCAATAGAACCCGATCCCGTTCCATGATTTCAGCATCAGGTTATTACTGGAAAAACCTACGCTATCCTCGCCCTGATAAATCCCCGTGCTGTTCCTGATTTTTACGCCTTCCGAGAACATAACCTCTTTCTGGAAAGTGCCACCCTTTGACGCTGAAACGGCATCGACTTCATCAGCCGCTGGCGGGTTATTTGAATCGTAAATTTTTATCCAGTCGGATTGCCAGCCTCCATTGATTTTAGTCCTGTGGCGAATCGGCTCATCAGGACGCCCTGCACGCCAGCCAATTTGCCGGCCAGTGTTTTGGTTGTACTGGATATGAATAAACTCATTCACATTATTAGCGACCGGGCCATGAATGCCCTCCGCGCTCATACTGAAAAAGCCGTTATAGTTGACGTTGTTTGCATCTGAAACATATACGGCAGAGATGGCACCCAGACCAAAATCCCCCACCTTCAATACTCGCCCACCAGTGGTATCGATATTGGAGGTTGTCACATCTTTTGTGGCCGCTGTACCCGCATCATCCAGATTCGAGGTTTTCAGGGTGATATCGGATGTACCATCAAAAGCCACTCCGGCAATTTTCCGCGCGGTGGCAAGTTTCCTGGCCGCTTCGGCAGTACCCTTTACTGGCAGCGCCCCCACATCGTCAGCCGTGGGCTTATATCCCTCATGGTAAATAGCCTTGTCGTCATACTTCAGCTCGCCTGTGTGCTTCAGTTGCAGAAACTTATTAGACGTACCGTTAGCAATATAAACATCGGAATTACCCACCCCGAATGACACGTTGCCAATCGTGGTTTTAATTCCAAAACCGCCTGTCAGCCAGCCGCCTGCAATCGGTAAACGGGTATTCGCATTGTCATTGGCCGCTTTCGCATTATCGTTTGCTACCTTCACCGCTTTCGGTGTCGCTGCGAGCACCTCAGACGTGCTGTCGGTTGCGCTACTGAGCTGAATAATGCCTTTCTGCGCTGTGGTAGCGTCCTGAGCTGTGTATTTAGCATTAGCAAGGTCATACACCGTCTTAACCGCTTTCGGCGTTGCTGCGAGCGTCTCAGACGTGCTGTCGGTCGCGCTACTGAGCTGGACGATACCCTTTCGCGCCGTGCTGGCGTCCTGAGCCGTGTATTTAGCATTAGCAAGGTCATACGCCGCCTTAACCGCTTTCGGCGTAGCGGCGAGCGCCTCAGACGTGCTGTCGGTCGCACTGCTTAACTGAGTGAAACCTTTTGCGGTGAGCGAGGCGTCAGGATGGCGGCGTGATTGTTCGTGCTCCGCGAGCCTGTCGTCGACATAATCCTGTGTGGCCATCACCGTTGTGGTGTCAATCGTCAGCTCGACTGATGCAATATCGCTGACCATGATAACCATGCGCACAGTCTGGGCACGCCCGGAACCTTCCGCCAGTGCAGGCTTGTAGCTATCGGCCATATTACCGACTGCAATCAGCGTGCCGGTGTCATCATAAAGCCCCATTTCGCGCAACCAGAAACCGCCGGTTTCCGGGGGGATGACCAGCTCAGCCACAACATAATTTTTGTGTTTATTGTCCTGGTTGATTTTGTTCAGGTCATGACGCCAGACCTCATTGATGAGTTTCGTCTGGTTTGCATTAGGGGTCGGCAGCACACCGCCACCGTCACCCACGGCCATTGCCGTGAAGTTTACTTTTTTCCCGTTCGGGACGGTCGCTGCGGCCAGCTTAATTGCACCGGCTTTGGTGATCACCGTTTTATATTTCACTGCCATTGTGTTCTCACTTATCCGGGGTAAACCGTGATGATGTCGCCGTCATAGGTCAGAGCACCGGTATAGAGATATCCCGGAATGTCCTGAATAATATTGAGGCCGATAAGATGGCGGCTGGCGGGCTTTGCATCCGCAATAAGCCGCTCCATTTCGTAATACATTTCCTCGGTGATGCCGGTTTCCAGCACACCAATATCGAGACGAAACGTGCCGGGTGGGTCATTGGTTTCCCACCACTCAGTGACGTTAATCAGATACCCGAGAGGCTCCACCACTCGACGCACTGCGCCAATCGTTCCCTTATGCGCATGGATAAACCACGCCGCGCGGATCACTTCACGCTTTGTCGTCTCCGGCCAGTTCTCATCCCACCGGTCAACAGAAAATGCCCACGCCAGCCACGGCAGCAGATTTGCCGGGCAGGTGTCTGCGTTCCAGAGCCTGCGTAATGGAATGGGGGTGTTTTCTATCTCCGCACAGGCGCGCGCCGCCGCAACTTCAAGCTGTGACGAACCCACGGGCAACAGTCGGGAATCACTCATCATTACCCCCGATAGTCACGCCGTACTCGCTGCACCATGACGCCTGGGTGTCATCCAGCACGATATCCGCCGCAGGGGATGCCAGCTCGACGCGCTGGACGCCCTCGACATGGAGCGCGGCATAAATGGCAGACTTGCGGATATCACGCCCGAGCCGGTGCTGTGCCGTGATGTAGGTCTGGAGTTTCGCTTTTGCAGCACTGAGCACCGGCTCACTTTCGGGGCCAGGGTAAAGGTAAAGTGATGCGGTGATTTTATAGTCGACAATATTTGCAGACTGGACGGTCACGCGGTCGGAAACCGGCCTCACATCCTCATCGTTCAGCGCATTTCGGACGATAGTGAGCAACTCATCAGAGGCAACACCGTTATTTTCCCGTGAAAGAACGGAAACCGTTACGCAGGCAGGTTGCGGGCTGATAACGGAAATATCGGCAACACGGCCATCAGCACTGCGCCCGTGAAACTGATATGCCCCCGTTGACCCGGCCACACTCAGCCCCTCAGGTGCCTGCTGAATGCGCAGACGAAAATCAGTGTCTGACTCCATAACGGCAGGCGTGGGCGGTAACGTGGAGTCATCAGCAGGCGTAATAACAAGACGCTCAACACCACAGTTTGCGCCTAACTGGTCAAGGTCATTACCGGCGGAATAAGCCAGCATGACTGAACGTGCAGCCTCATTAACCCTCTGACGCCAGATAACTTCACGATAAGCGTTTTCTTCCAGGTACTTGGTTAACGGTTCCGACTCCAGCGCCAGCGTGCGCGCAATGGCCTCCTGCTGCTCTTCGGGAAACAGCGAAATCATCGTTGCCTTTCGTTCGGCAAGGATGGTTTCAAAATCAAGCTCCTCGACCACATCTGGGGCGGGGAGCTGGCTCAGGTCAATAACGGGCATAATTCAGCTCACAGGCAGGGTTAGTGAAAGGGATCCCCCGGTGTCGGTACGCTTGCCGGTCAGATTGACAATCATCTTCCCGTTGAACTGGCGTTCCGTGGTCACAGAGGTCAGGGTGATGCGAGGCTCCCACTTCTGCACGGCCATGTAACAGGCGACCATGATTTGCAGCTCAAGCGCCGGAGTTTGCGGCTGGTCAATCATGTCAGGCAGGAGCGAGCCATACTCCCGGCGCATCACGCGGGAACCGACAGGCGTTCGCAGGATGTCACTCAGGCTCTGGCTGATATGCTCTTCATCGGTGAGCGACCGGCCATCGGTTCGGCTCATGCCGATATAACGGGCTGTCATTTTGTCCCCTCCGTCCAGCTTCCGCCGCGTTCGACGTTGCCGTGGTCGTGGTCATCCACCTGCACGCCGTTGGAAGTAAATTTCCCGCCGGTGTGTTCGATGTTCCCGGTCATCTTCCCGCCTTTCTTCACTTCCAGCGTGCCCGTGGTCAGCTTGTTGGTACACACCACCTCGGGCGTGTCCAGCGTGATGCGGGTTTCAGCTTTAACCAGTACCAGCGGCACGGTCGCAGTGATGGATCCTGATGCGGTCACGTCAGCGGTTTTAATCCCGGAAACAGTCAGCGCACCGGTTTCAGGTTCATACTCAATGACCGCCCCGTCAGGGAAATCAATACGAAGCGCATCGGCTGAGCTGGAAGGTGCTGGAAAGTCATCAGAGAAGATGGCCGGTAACACAAACGCGGTGTCGAGTTCGCCGCCAATGGCGAGCACAAGCACCTGCTCACCGACAGAAGGTGCCCACCAGACACGCGAGCGCCCGGCGCGGGATGTCATCCAGTTAAGCCAGGTGGTTTTGATTCCGCCGGTCTGGACTCGACACAATCCATCCCTGAGATTGACCTCAGTCACAATGCCGGTGCGGATAAGATTTCGGATCGCGCGAGCGATATCCTGAAGCGTTGAGAGTGTATTCATACAAGGAAGGATGCCGCCGGGAGGAACCGGCGGCAACGGAGGCGGGTTTTGTCAGGAGTGGCACAACGTTAACCGGCCAGATGGTCGATAATAATGCGCTCAACGAGCTGCTGGTCAGTATCAGAAAAGCCCAGTAATTCGCGGGTCGGGTACAACACAGCAGCACTGTTGCGTGTGGGCTTATCCTTAAGCCCTGACTGGTGAACCCGGACAATACGCTGCACTTTCCCGGTAAATTCCACCGCTGCGGCACTGTCATCACCCGAAACTTTCATGTAACGGTTGGTGCGCAGTTTGGCGAACATTTCCCGCTTTACACGGTTTTTCTTACCCCTGACCGGCTGGCGTTTTCGGGGCGTGTACGGTGTCCCGTCCGGGGCTGTCTGGGACTTGATGCGCTGTTGCTGCTGCTGGCGTACCTTTTTCGCTATCTCAGTGGTCAGGCGACGACGGCCAGCAGGGGAAAGGGCAGCTATCAGCGCGGTCAGCCTGTCCTCAAAGGGCGTGAAGTCACTCATTCCACTTACTCACCAGTTCACCGTTGATATACAGCTCCATCGGTCGCGTGACCGGTTCCGGCGGCTCCGGTTCAGGAATATTATCCACATGGAGTGCATCCCCTACAGTCCTGACAAGCGTCCTCTCCGTCAGCAACAGACTGATGCTGATATCGAAACTGCTGTCATTGTTGATATCAGCGTAAAAGGTGAACCCTTTTTTCTGCCCTTCGTCAGTGGTCATGATGTCGGGCTGTTGCTCGCGTAACCATGCCATGACCGGGACAAGCAACAAATCAAAATCCCCCGTGAAATCCGTGACTACCACATTGAGCGTGTACTGTTTTTCGAATGACAGCGAGGCGGCAAGCGTTGCCGCTATTTTGCCGTTATCCACGAACAGACGCAGCATGTCCGGGTTTGTTCGCAGCACCGGCACGGCATCATAGAGCGCGTTGCGCAGACTGGCTGGTTTCAGCATCTAATTCATCCTGGCATTGTTTAACCACGTTGACCTGGAGTGCGCAGCTCTCCAGTGCGCGCTCAAGATGGCGAATGTCGGCGCTCAAATCGCCGTTCATTTGTGGATCACTGCCCGGCATCGGGCAGAGACTGACTTTCGGGCAACCGTTGTAAACAATCACTGGCGTCTGCGCAGGCGGCTCGCCGGTGCAGCCCGCGCACAGGCTCAGGCAAAACAGCGTTATACCAGCGGCGAAAGTCTTCATTTTCATTGAGTAGCCTCACAATCGTTTTTTCCCGCTGCGCTTCTCGCGCTTCGGCGGCATTCAGTTTCTGGCGCAACGCTACCTGCGCCCGCTCGTTTTTATCTGCCCGGATGGCGGCGACACTGAGCTGATTTTTCAGCATCCCAATTGTCGTTTTTTGCTGATTTGCGACCCGGTTTGCTTTATCAAACGATGTGCGCAGATTACCGTTTTCATGGCGCAGCCAGAGCAATCCAAGTACAGCAATCACCAGCATCGTAATCATTGCCTTCATCCCGTCACCCCGCCCGCGTTACGCCATACCGTGACCAGTTTTTCCAGACTGTGCTCCCGCTGGCCGTAACCTGCGCCGGGTAAAGACGCCCAGATGTTACGGCAGCGCGAAATTGCCCGCTCAATCCGCCCGTGACAAATATCGTCAAACGCGCCCCGTTCACGAATTAACTGGATCGCAAGTTTGTCCTGCGACAGCGGGCTGAAATCAGGCAACTGGAGCTGTTGCTGGTAGTGAGGCCAGAACAGATAAAGTTGCTGATATCGACCCGAGGCGGTGGACTTCTCCCCGCGCCGGTTAAACACTTTTGCCGGTCGGCCATGTGCAAAAGGGTGCGCGCTGTAATCGGTAAAAACCTCGGGCTTACCGTCAAGCCCGGTGACAATCACATCGTAACCACGGTTTTTCGTCAGGGGATGTGTCGCGGTTCCCTCTGAATACGCCAGCATGTCGAGAAATGCGGCAATATTCTGGTGTGTGTTAATGACTGGCATCATCTCCCCCCTTAGGTGATTTCATGCGGCGCTGAATGGCGATTTCGACCGCCTGATAACCGGCGATACCCAGCATGGAACCCAGTCCACACACTGCCGTCAGCGGCATATTCGGAAACTGCACAAGCACCACACCGGCCACCATCGAGACAAAACCACCGAGCAGCATTCGCCCGATAAACAGCCTCGGTGTGACGGGTTCGCCTCCCGCAAGGACTTTTCCGACAACAATCATCACGCCGATCACAAACAGTGACAGGACACCTTTTTCACCTTCCGTCATGTACTCACTCCCACAAATTGATAGTTTCGGTAACGGGTGAAGACTGCACATCTGGCAGCTCAACGAGCGTGCCATGCGGTAATACAACACCCAGCTCAGCCAGACCCGGATTAGCGGCGAGCACCGCCTCAAATACCCCCTCAGTACGCCCGTAATAACGGGCGCAAATAGCGTCAAGGGTGTCGCCCTGCTGTGCGCGGGTATTCATCAGATTTGGCCGACAATACAGCGGGCTTTGTCCTGAATACGCGCGACTGACCAGCGCATATCCCGCCACATTTCATCGATAGTGCTGTCGATGCTGTCGGCTTTCTTGTCGCCTTTGGCGCTGGCGTCCACCCCCCTGTAACGCTCGAAAAGTGTTGCAGTCGTCATTGCACACACGGCGTTTAAGTAGTGGAAGACCCGCACACTTTCGCCATCGAGCTTATCGGTCGGTACGTCTTCCAGCCGCGCATAGCCCGTGTCCTGTTGATACTCCCGCCATTCGCTCAGCTCAGCGTTTGTTTCGGCGATAGCGGCTTTAATCGCCCGGCGCAGGCGCACAGGGGAAACGGTCTGCTCAAGGCGCATTTCTTCCCGCACACGCTTCGGGTCAACGTCCGGGAAAAAGGGGGTGTTTTTAATGACCTGCTCATCATCAGGTACAGGCGGTATAACCAGCGGATCGCGCTTCTGCGGCGGGTTATTAATAACAAGTGTCGTCATGACAACCTCGGGTAATAGGTGGGCGGTGGACGCCGGTCGCAGTCAGGGCAACTGATGCCCGCATTGACCGGCGTGCCGCCCGGCTCGGGGAGCGTTCGGTTATCCGGCGACCTTCTTCGGGCGTCCTCGCCCTCGCTTCGCCGGTGAATTTGTGTTTTTAGCCGGTGCCGTTTTCGCTGAGACATTTCGCGTGGTTTTCACCGCTGCGGGATCGGGTTTCGGCTTAAGTGCACGCTCAAGGCGTTCAATATCCTTTTTCACCCCGACCACCCGGTCTAACTGCATCGCGCGTTGCAGTTGCGTCAGTGCTTCACTCAACTGGTCAGCATCGCGCAGCACATAGCCGGTCATTTTGTGCAGCTTCGCGCGCACGACATCCGGCATATCCGCCTGCTCAGTCAGACTGATGGTGTCAAGCAGGTGCGCCAGCTCAACGGGTTGCCCGGCATCACGCAGGCGCTGGACTGAGAGCGCCACCTCTTCTGCCAGCAAACAGGCCGTGCTGCGTTTGCTGGCTGGCATGGTCAGCCCGTGGGGTATTGCGTAGCGGGCAACATCCAGCGCCCCTGCGATGTCGTCAGCATCAAGACGCCACAGCATGACCGTCATCACAATGTCATCCTGAGTGCCTTTCCCCTGCGTCAGCACGCCGCTGACCCACGGGGCATAGAACGGGAGCAGCTCGCGTTTTTTGTCAGCCTTGCGCTCGATGGAGCTGATTTGTTTTAGCGTGCGGGAGTCTGCGGCCAGCTTAACCAGCATCTGCTCGTAGGCAGTTGCATTGCGCAGCGGAGCAGCAGCCCGCCGCGCGGTTTCAGAGGCCGAGACCCGCATCATGTGACGGCGTGCGGGACTCGTCATGGCTTACTCTCCGCCTTCCGGGGCTTTTGCTTCGGCAGGTTTTTCAAACTTACCCAGCTTGATATTTTCAATCACGCAACCGGCCGCGTAGACCTCAACCACATAATCGATATTCATCGACTCGTAGTTTTCGATACGGTCTTTCTTCGGCTCTTCAATGATGGCGCGGCGGTGGCTCTCATCCATGAAGTAAATGGAGAGGTTGTCGAGGCGTGTCACCATCATTGCATCCGCCGGGAAGTACGGCACACGAACGGCTGGCAGGTTGCCGATACGCTTCTGACTGATGATGATGTCAGCCGCCAGCGCTTCGCTGTTTTCCTGCGTTTTGTTGACGATAGGGAAATACTTATCCGCCAGTAGTTGACGCCCGGTAATCACCACCAGTTGCGGGTCATCCTGATAAATTTCATCAATCAGGGTGGTCGCATCCATCACCAGCGCGTCAAGGTTGGTGTAATCACCGTTCTCACCCACGCGGATCACATCGGAAACCACTGCACCATCTTCGGCGGTCACTTTATCCATCACGCGTGCTGGCGCTTCATTGCGGTACTTTTGCAGCCAGCCCACTGCAACATCCTGCAATTTCGGGTTTTGCTTACGGTTGGAGGTCGCCGCACGCTCAACACCGTTAAAGCCCGCCATGATTAAATCCAGCGCCTGACGCTGAACAATGGCGTCACGGATGCGGGTCTGGAAGTCCTGGTAGCGCGCCCAGAGGTCAAGCTGTTTGTAACGGATGTGGAAGTCAAAGTTGACCTGCGCACATTCATATTTGTTGGACTCCAGCGCGGTGAAATCGGCGGTCTTACGCTCGTCATCACCGGCGGTGTCGGCGGTGCTGGCAACCGTGCCATTCACACCCACGCCCACTTTTTCACCCTTCAGCTCATCCACGGGAACCATGTTGATAGAGTTCAGAAACGCGGAGGACGCCTGCACGGTGTTCATCAGGGTCTGGGTGACAGATGGCTCGACGCTGAACTTCTTCGCCACGTCATCCGGGTCGATACCGTTCAGCTCAGCAACGCGGCTCAGGTATTTGTTGAAATTAAAACGAGTTTCTTTACGCATTGTTATTCCTGTTATTTCCAAAAGGGGTATAGCCGGGCACCACCTGCACCCGGCGGGTTATCAGCAGTTCGTCTGGAACTCTTCGCCAGTGCCACCGGTAGAGAACTGGCGGCGTGGCTGTGAAGGATTGCCGGTGCTGTCGAGGGAGGCTTTCAGGGCGGTGAATGCCTGGGTGTTTTGTTCCGCCGTGGCGGTGACATTCTGCTTGAGATTCGCAAAGGCGGTTTCCATCTCACCCAGACGCTTTTCCGTATCAGAAAGAGAGGTCTGCACCTGCCCGGCAACGGTGGTCACGGCTTCGTGCACATCGGCAAAACGTGCGTCATCGCTGGCCTGTTTGCGGCTGAAAATGGCCTTAACCTTGTCGGTCAGGCTGTTGAGCATGGTGTCGGGAATATCTTCAAACTCCAGCTCAGCCAGTGAGGCCACCGAGAAGAGATCGCCCGGCTGGTCTTTTTTACCGGCGAGCGGGTTCTGTGTGGCGCGGCTGCAAAATTCCAGGTATTCCGTGCCGAGGCTTGCCGGGTCATCAGTAACCGCCAGCCCCACGAGATAACTTTTGCCGGTGTTGGCAAAGTTCGGGCGGATTTCCATAGAGGTGTAAACTTTCTGACCGGCACGCACCATGCTCACCAGCTCGTCGAGCGGGGCGATTTTGCCAAACAGCGCTTTTTTGCCGTTCAGTGCAGAGTCATCGCTGATGATTTCGGCTTTCAGCTCGACCACATCGCCGTAACGCTTGAGTACGCTGTCGGGGATGACACTTCGCAGGTGTTCCAGATTGATGCGGCAACCGTAGACACGCGGGTCAAACGTGTCGGCCATATCCTGAATATCCTCGCCGCTGATGACACGGCCATCGCAGGTGTCACCTTCGACGCCAATGCGAAACCATTTAGAAACTTTTTTTGCCATTGTTCAGGTGTCCTGATGTTGGGTTTTCGGTTCGGGGTTAGTTTCCCGACTCCGCCCCGCATCATCCACCTGATGCAGAAGTGCAACCCCTGACACAACAGGCGCTTAGCGATTACGTGCAGCGATTTCCTTAGCCTTGCTTCGTACCGACAAAACGAGGCATTCATGACCATTTCAACTGACCTTTCATTGTTAAATGACCCGCGACGACAGGCGCGCCTGTTGTACTGGCAGGGGTTCGCCGTGCCGCAAATCTGCGAAATGTTGCAGCTCAAGCGCCCGACCGTGCAAAGCTGGAAACAGCGGGATGGATGGGAGGACACAGCGCCGATTAACCGCGTGGAATCGACGTTAGAGGCGCGACTTATCCAGCTCTATGCAAAGCCAGACCTGACGCCGCATGACTTCAAAGTCGCTGATTTTCTGTCGCGCCAGATGGAGCGGCTCGCGCGCGTGAACCGCTACGGCCAGACCGGAAACGAGGTGGATTTAAACCCCAGCATTGCCAGTCGCAACAAAGGGGATCGCAAAAAGCCGAAACGGAATTTCTTCAGTGACGAAGCGATTGAAAAGCTCGAAGAGATTTTCTTCGACCAGTCGTTTGAATATCAGCTCAACTGGCATAAGGCAGGCATCGCGCACCGTATCCGCCACATCCTCAAATCGCGCCAGATTGGCGCAACGTTTTACTTTGCCCGCGAGGCACTCCTGCGCGCCCTCAAAACCGGACAAAACCAGATATTTTTGTCAGCGAGTAAAACGCAGGCTTACGTGTTCCGAAAATACATCATCGCCTTTGCACGTCTGGTCGACGTCGACCTGTCAGGCGACCCGATTGTCATCGGCAATAACGGCGCGGAGCTGATTTTCCTAGGGACGAATTCCAACACCGCGCAGAGTCACAACGGCGACCTGTATGTTGATGAAATTTTCTGGATCCCCAACTTCCAGAAGCTGCGCAAAGTGGCCTCGGGTATGGCCTCACAATCACACCTGCGCACAACCTATTTTTCGACCCCGTCCACGCTGGCGCATGGCGCGTATCCGTTCTGGTCAGGCGAGCTGTTTAACCGTGGCCGCAGTAGCCGCGACGAACGTGTCGACATCGATATCAGTCACAAGGCGCTTGCCGGTGGCGTACTTTGCCCGGACGGCCAGTGGCGGCAGATTGTCACCATTGAGGATGCACTCGCCGGTGGCTGCACCCTGTTTAACCTCGACCAGCTCAAACAGGAAAACAGCGCGGATGACTTCCGTAACCTGTTTATGTGCGAGTTTGTCGACGATAAGGCGTCTGTATTCCCGTTCGAGGAGCTGCAACGCTGCATGGTCGATGCGATGGAAGAATGGGAGGACTTTGAACAATTTGCCGACCGTCCGTTTGACTGGCGCCCGGTCTGGATTGGCTATGACCCGTCACACACCGGTGACAGCGCAGGCTGTGCGGTACTGGCTCCGCCACTGGTTGCCGGTGGTAAGTTCCGCATCCTTGAGCGTCATCAGTGGAAAGGCATGGACTTTGCCGCGCAGGCCGAAGCCATCCGGTCGCTGACAGAAAAATACTGTGTCGACTATATCGGCATCGATGCGACCGGTATCGGCCAGGGTGTTTACCAGCTCGTGCGCTCATTCTTCCCGGCCGCGCGCGCCATCCGCTACACGCCGGAAATGAAAACCGCAATGGTGCTCAAGGCGAAAGACACCATTCGCCGTGGGTGCCTGGAATATGACGCCGGGGCGACCGATATCACGCAGTCATTTATGGCTATCCGCAAAACCATGACCAGCAGCGGCCGCAGCGCCACCTATGAAGCCAGCCGCAGTGAAGAGGCCAGCCACGCGGATATCGCCTGGGCAACTATGCACGCCCTGTTAAACGAGCCGCTTTCCGCCGGTAGCGGAATGCACTCCACCTCAATTCTGGATATTAACTAAGATGAAAAAACGCCAAAAGAAAACCCGCACCATGACCGCCAGCGCGCCGCAAAAAATGGAGGCGTTCACCTTTGGTGAACCCTCCGCCGTTCTGGATCGCCGCGATATTCTGGACTATGTCGAATGTGTGCATAATGGCAGGTGGTACGAGCCGCCGGTCAACTTCTCCGGGCTGGCGAAAAGTCTGCGCTCTGCCGTCCACCACAGCTCCCCGATTTACGTGAAGCGCAATATCATTGTGAGCACCTATATTCCGCACCCGCTGTTGTCCCGTCAGGATTTCAGCCGTCTGGTGCTGGATTACCTGGTATTTGCCAACGGCTATCTCGAAAAGCGCCTCAGTGTGACCAATAAAATCATGAAGCTGGAAACATCCCCGGCCAAATACACGCGCCGGGGTGTGGAGGATGGGGTGTACTGGTATGTGCCGAGTTTTACCACCCCGCACGAATTTGCGCCCGACACGGTGTATCACCTGCTGGAGCCTGATATTAATCAGGAGCTTTACGGGATGCCGGAATACCTGAGCGCACTCAATTCCGCCTGGCTGAATGAATCCGCCACGCTGTTTCGTCGCAAGTATTACCAGAACGGCGCGCACGCGGGGTACATCATGTACGTGACCGACGCGGCGCAAAGCAGCACCGATGTCGAGTCGCTGCGCTCCGCAATGCGTGACTCGAAAGGACTTGGGAATTTTAAAAACCTGTTTTTCTATGCCCCGAACGGGAAACCGGATGGCATCAAGATTGTGCCGCTGAGTGAAGTCGCCACGAAGGATGATTTTTTCAACATCAAAAAGGTGAGCGCCGCCGACCTGCTTGACGCGCACCGCGTGCCGTTTCAGTTGATGGGCGGCAAGCCTGAAAATATCGCATCACTGGGGGATGTCGAGAAGGTGGCGAAGGTGTTTGTACGCAACGAGCTTTCACCATTGCAGGAGCGTTTCAAAGAAATAAACGACTGGTTAGGAATGGAAGTGATCCGCTTTAAGGATTACGACATCGAATCAGGCTCAGAGTAACCCACCGATCCCAAAATGCCGCTATCTGGCGGCATTATCACACGCGCCACCAGACGCGCCCCACGCCATCCATAACAGCGCTCACCCATGACAACGCTTATACAGAAATATCGCCACCATGAAGCGCTGAGAGCGCAAAAATAAATAAATTAAATTACACCGCCAGCGCGCAATGCTCTCCCCGCCACGCCTGCCCGCTTAATGGGTCGCTTTTAATGCAGGTGCATCAGAAGCCCCGAGCCGCGCCAGCACTGGCGCTCGCTGGCAAAATCTGACGTAAAAAACGAATGCAAACTCATGCACTAAATGCACGCAGCGCTGAAAAACAGAAAAATAGCGGAAAAATAGCATAAAAAAACCGGCATTTTCCGTGCCGGTTTTAGTGTGAAAACTAACGCCCCGCGATGCGGGTTGTTCAATCCCTTCGCCCCGAAAAACCAGTTTTCGATGCGACCGGATTAGCAGTTTATCGCCAGCTCTCATCCTCCCAGACTTCCTGAAGAATACCGTCGAGCCTTTCCCGGTCAGATTCGCTATCAAACCCCATAATCTCGACCCCGGTCATTGAACCTTTTTTGACTGTAATACGAGACGATGGAAACGCATTTTTAACTCTACGGTTCAGCTCATTTTCAAAAGCGTCAACGACCTGCTGTCCAATCTTCTGCTCTTTATCCAACGTGATATTTATTCTCACTTCACTTTCTCTTTTTATTCGTTGGTTAATTGGTTTTGCTGAGAACACAACGGAGAAAGAATTACTTTTCAGCATGTTCTCTTTAGCCAAATCGGCTATTAAATTTAATGCGATTTCACGATCCCTTTCCTGACATACACCCTCAGTTGTCAGACGGGCAATCAGCTCTACTCTTTCAAGCATGACATGCTCGCTCAGTTCTCTATCCACACACCCTCCCACGCGAGATGTCGCGGTAGGGATACCCGTTACCGGATACCCCCCGCACAGATCCCGGCGTGCGCGATTTACGCACCGGGCTCCTGCCTAGGGTGTCTGGC